AGAACCGGGGGGCTGTTTCAAAAGTCTCGTGAAATACGGTACTTTTGAAAAAGCAGCGGGGGCTGCATAAAAAACGTGGGGACTAGCGAGCGGCGATCACGGAACCGTCAAGGCTGTCACGAGGTGCGTCTGCACAAGGGACTGCATGCTCCAGTTGGCCCTGACTTCTTGGGTTACTGAAGCAGTGTATAACTGAAGTTCTTCTAAACTATTGTTCCATGCGTTAATACGGTCAACAGCCTCTTGAGCCGTATCGAATAGAGCTATTCCCTTGACTTGCTGCACGTTTCCGACAGCCGTAGTCAGCACGGGTACTCCACACGAGGCCGCCTCGAATATGCTTAGCGGTCCAGCGTCCAACTCGGAACAACAAATAAGTAAATCTATATTTTCATAAAGTTTTTCAGACTTGCCCATTATGCACACTGGCTCAAAGTCTCCTAGTTTACATATCTCTCTAAACTTTTCAAGGCCTTTGATCTTGACATACTCTTCTAACGTGCAGTCACTGTTTATCATACCTATACGCTTGATCGGGCCAGTGACTCTGTGAGTCAGGGGGAAAACGCCCCCATCGGCACCAAAGGGAGTCCACGCCGCCTTGATACCGTGACGCTCGAGCTCTTGGCAAGTTTCCTGAGAGACCCCGGCATAACGAGCACCTTCTATAAAATTCGTATTTTCATGAAACCACGACAGGTTAAACTTGGGACAATGATAAATTACAAAAAGTTTTTTGGGATCTGGTTTTACGTTATATGACCTTTCTACAGAGTGAAGAGATGTGTTTGAAATGATAACATCGTAGTCTTTCCATAGACCCTTGACCCAAAAGTCAGTCACGTCCCATGAATAGACATCTACGTTGGGCAAGTACTTCTGAATAGCTTCGGCTATGCGTCCAAGGGCCCACTTCGTCTCTGACCACACCGCGATACGGGGAGCCGGCTTCTCGTAGACGCGCACTGGAAGACACGGCTGCTTCGTCACATTCTCATACCAGCCATCGTAAATACTTTGAAAGTATTCTTCATACATGGGAGCGATCCTCTCGACTGAAAAGTTCTCGGCCCAGTTACGGCAAGCCTGCGGGTCGATACGGTGGATATTCTGTGCGGCCCAGACCATCTGGCCAAAGGTCCTGCACCTGTACCCAGTGATCCCGTGAAGGTTGTTCTCTGTAAAGGCCCCTATGTCCGTGCTTATCACGGGAGTTCCACTGAACAAGGCCTCGATCATAGCCCCGCCAAAGGGTTCCAAATATGTTGAAAGAATAAAAAACCCTTTTGCATTCTTCATGAGCTCCTTGCGCTTTGCAGGGAGCGCGTACCCCACATACTCCACGTGAGGAGGCCACTCGGAAAGGCCCAGATCCCCTGGCCCGCCTTGACCCGCTATCACGAGTTTGGCCCCGATCTTTTCGGTTACCTGGATAGCCATGTCCACACCCTTCGCCTTGCTGATCCTTCCGAGACAAAGAAAATAATTATTTTTATTTTTATTAAAATCAAAATCTTTTGGATCAAAATAGTTGGGGATCACTGTGTAGTAGGCGGGTATGCTCATGGCATTCGTGGCATTGACAATACCTAGGGTTGCATGCAATAGTGCATAAGACTCGTAGATTTGATACGGAGCAAATGTGGCCGTGTAGCCTATGCCTGGCTCAACTATAGTGATATCTGGAGAGGCGACCGCGTCACAGACCGGCTTGTTCCCCCACCCCCAAAAGGCTAAAACAAAATCTCCAAATTGTTTTCTTTTAATAATCTCTGGCGGAGTGTTGGCCTCGTACTCCTTGTAAACCTCATCCGTCTGGTTAAACTTGAAGAACTGAGTACGGTGATAGTCTGTTCCATAGATCCTGTTGAAAGTTTCGCGAGTCACGACTGGCACGTGCTCCGTGCAAGGCACTTCCGAGTCAACATGGCCATAGTGATATACCGTGTGGCCCCTGCCAATCATCATCTCACAAAACTTGTAAACTTTCTGGGTATACGCACATGCGACGAACTCTTCTTTGTTCGTGATCGTATGAGGTACAGCCAACACATGGTATCTCATTAAACTTTAATTAAATTTTTCTTTTAAGGCAAATTGAGTCGAGTATTTGCATTCGTGATATTGAACATGTATGGAGGCGTCATGACGTGCTGGGTCGCGCCACCCCCTGGCATGCGGATGCGGCTTATAAGAGGAACTCCTGGCATCATAAACCGCCATAGGAGGGCCAACAGCAGAATGACACAAAAGGCAATGGCGAGCTGGCCCATTTATATTTGAAAATATTTTAATTAACAAAGGGAGGATGGTTCAGATGATGCTCTGGAACCCACGAATGGTTTGGAAAGTCGATGTTGGGTATGGGCAAACGCGTCTTGTTGATCCCGGGAGGCTCTGAGAAGAACTTCTTGTGTACATAAGTTAGTTCTATCACCACTGGTATTCCATTATTCACAGGCTCGCCATTGTTTGCGTGAGCGTGGACAAGATAATGCGTCTTTGTCATCTTTTCAAGAAAGTTAATCTTATCCTCTACGGAGCACGTCTTCTCGAGGCCCCACTTCTCCCACCACGCGTCAGACATCAGACCATGGACCTCCACAACTATTTGTTTTAGTTTATTCATGGTCAATTCATCAAAAGAGTTGAAAACATTAAACTCATGACCCTCAATATCCATCTTTAGAAATATATCATCGTACTTGTCCGTTAGGAACGCCAGATCTTGCGAACTTGTGATGAAATTCTTCATAAATGTAATATCACTTGTGAACTGCCATGGAAAGTCGGCAACAGAGCCATCAAAGGCGAAACTATTCTCAGCAGACATATTATTAAATTTAATAAAGTCCCTGCTAAACGACTCCTCGTCACCAACACCTGCAGATATGTAGCAGTCATAACCGCCTGGGAGGTCCCCGATCACGTATCCGCCATCGCCCTTTGAACCATAACGCAATTTTTGATCAAAATTATAAACGGTCAAGAACTTTGGCCAATCCTCCATTATTTAAAACTAAACTATAATCTTTAACCAAATATTTTCCTTGCGATGGCTTCCTTGGCCCTTAGACCCTTAATATTCACGCCACGGCGTGTAGCCAGGTTCTTAAGGTATGAAAGAGATATGGTTGGTCCGTTGGCATACACAAATCGGCCAGTCTGAGGATTCTTAACCTTGATGCGCCCTGAGGGACTCTGCTCAAAGTTGGAATTCTTCCGAGTCTTTTTGTTCAAGACTACAATCTTAGCCCGAGCCGCCTTGATGGCGTTGGCGTGGGCCTTGAGACGTGCGGCAATGTTGGCCAAATTTGCGGCGTTAGGAACCCGGGGAGGGCTTGGCACCCGCGGGGTTGGCGTGACCACATTAACGCGCTTGGGGGCCGAGCGCTTCACTGAGTTGCCCTTTACTGGAGTAAAGGGAGCGTTTCCGGCGTTTAGCCGTTGCGCCACGAGACGTTGCGCCTTGCGCCGAGCCAGGTTCCACGCGTTTTCGTAATTCTTTCCAGACTTGCGACCGTTCAGGTCCCAGTAGTACTCTACAATCTTGTTGAAGCGCTTATTCTTCAGCATCGCACCAGTCAGCGTCTTCTTCGTGGGAACGCGCCCCTTGAGCTTGCGCCGCGCCGCTAGAATCTGTGCCGAGGTCACCCGCCCCCTTGGCTTGAGTGGCTTGAGAGCGTTACGACCCGCTCGGAGGTTTGCGGATAGAATACGCGGGCGAGAGACGGTCATCTTCCGAAGGCGAGCCTTGGCTGAAAGCAAGTTAACTGAGCGCACGCGCTTCATCCGACCGGGAAAAATCACGCGCCGCAGACGGCCCTTGGCCGCAAGGAGGTTGGGAGAGTTAAACTTCCGACCTGTAATAAATTTATTTTTCAAAAGTTCTTGGACAGTGGGAAGACCCGGACAAGGATCCTCGTACTTGAGGCGCCACTCTTTGACGTGAGTATCTGTCATGCCGCGATATCCAGCGGGAATTGCCTCATTAAGAAAAGCCATGGTCTTGGGGAATCCACCCTTGCGAGAAATCCACGCCCTCAGGTTATTGAGGAAACAGTGGGCGTCATACCTATCGTCAGTCTTGGGGCCTATACCCCACGCACCAGCCGTACCAGTTTTGTTAGCCGTGTTGACTGCCGGGTTTGTACCATTCTTTTTCAGACGGGACCAACCAAAGTCTCCTATAAGAAATCCGCGATCCGCTACAAACACATTCTCCATGTGAAGATCATTGTGCCGAAAATCAGGAAACTTTATTTTTATTTTGTTTAATGTTTTGAGGACTGAGGTGATCACGTGGTGCATGGAGGCGTCGGTCTGATTCTTGGAATCGATCCACTTGGTCAGTGATCCTCCAGAACAATATTCCATAAAAATAATTGATTGCTTAGACTTGTCGTACTTGCGAGTGTTTTGAACATTGGCCATATTCATCGAAATGGGAGGGATGAAGTCGATACATTTCTCATGCTTGTAGACTTCGACCACTCCTGCCGGTGCCGCTCCGTGAACCTCCTTCTGTATTTCAAACTCTATTATGGCTGGCTGACGTTCCCCGCGCTCAGAGGCGAGAAGGTCCCGAGGACACACCTTGGCCACAAAGTCGTGACCCTTGTAGATTATACCTTGTCGACCCTTGCCTATCGCAGTCATCTTCTTGCCGGCCGAGCAAGTGAAGCGGTTCGCGCCAGTCTTGGGAGGACTGGGATACTGAGGCGAGCCAAATGGGAACACCTGTCCACCCGGAACGGCCTGGAAATACCCTGTCCGCCCAGCAGTCATAATGGGCTTTAATCCCGGGGAAGCTGGTTTGACAGAGTGTTTGAAAGCGTGCATAGCACTCATGTAAACGGGGGGTGGCGCGCGACGAGCCACGGACCTCTTGGGCTTAAAGCGCGCACGGGCCACATTGGCTGGATGGGCGCGCAGCCACGCAGCCGCCTGCCGCTTATTGGAAATATTCTTTGGAATATTTATTTCGGCTTTTCCTGAATTACTCATCTGAATAACGTAGTGCTTAGTCGGCTCCTTGATCAACTGAAATGGGCCGCGAGGATTCCATGCCATCACTTAATATCATACATAGACAATATTTCACGAATGGCGGGGTGGCGAACCACATCATCATCCGTAAACTGTAGGTGGTGGATAAACTCAGAGTCTGGATAGACGCGGCGGATAAGATCGGCAAGACCGTTGTCTTCGAAGCCGCGGTCATGCTGCTGAGTATCCCCTGTAACCACAACCTTCGAGCCATCGCCAATACGCGTCAAAAGCATCTTCATCTGTGACGGGGTTGAGTTCTGCATCTCGTCGCCTATAATCCACGCGTTCTCAAAGGTGCGTCCGCGCATATAGGCCAAAGGGCAAATCTCCACGTAATTCTTTAGTTCCTTTGGACTTATGTACTTGTGGAAGCAGTCGAACATGGGCCGAGTCCACGGCTCCATCTTCTTATCAAGACTTCCTGGCAGAAAGCCGTGCTGCTCATCTACACTGACGGCCGGACGCGTCAAGACCAACTTGGTGACCTGTCCCTTGACGAGGGCCTTGACGGCCGCATGACAAGCCAGAAGGGTCTTACCTGTCCCTGCAGGTCCTGTGCCTACGATGATGGGGGCGGGGGACTGAAGAAGTGTGAGATAACGTCCTTGGGCGAGAGTACGAGGTGCGACCATTTAAAATAAATACCTTATTAACTCTAAGTAATGAGTGCGGGCCTCGTTCAACTCGTTGCGCGTGGTCCTCAGGATGCCATACTCACTGGCAACCCCCAAATTACATTTTTTAAACAAAATCATGTAAAATATACTCAATTCTCAAGTGTAACAACTCGACAGAATATATCGGGCATACCGACTCCAGGAAGTATATCAACTATAAATATTGAAAAAAAGGCGGATCTTTTGGGATACATATACCTGACTGCCCAGAACAATACAGGGGTTGTTCCGTATCTGGATTGGACTCAAAATATTATAGATAAAGTGGAGTTTTTGTTGGGAGGGCAAGTCATAGATGAACAAGACTCTGTATGGTCTAATAACATAGAACCCGTTGTCGGGGCGGTAGTGCCGAGCCAGGCTAGGCTTCCGAGCGGCGTGCCCGGAACGAGTACAGGATTCAACTCAAATTCTTTTTATCCATTGAAATTCTTTTTTTGTAAAAATTGGTCGAGTATCTTGCCCTTGGTTGCCCTCAAGTTTCAAGAAGTCACTATACGGATAACATGGTCAAAAAATCTAAAAACTTCTGGGAGTGATGCCTATCAATATGTACTGTGGATGAATACAATATTCTTGGATCAGGCCGAACGCGAGTTTTTTGCGACTCGGCCAATGACCATGCTCGTGACCCAGGTCCAGAGACAAATCGTCGACAAGAGACAGCCATATATGGATATGACTTTTGCCCACCCCGTGAAGTACCTGGCCTTCCAGTCAAACTCGTACACGACCGTGTATTCGACGGGAACTTCCCTCCAGTTCAAGACTCAGATCAATGGCGTCGATGCGTGTGACTTCAAGTCTCTGAACCAGTGGGTCGATGTGACCCAGTATTATCATACGCCAGTGGGTTACTCGGCAACTGTATCAAATGCGGCGGTCATCCCCTTCTGCCTCAACACATCTTCTATGCAACCCACGGGAACTCTGAACTTTTCCAGACTCGATATATTCAGAATAGTCACGCCCGATAATCAGATCTTCAAGCAGATGACTCAAACGGCTGATAACCTTAGCGATGCTTACGTATACGCAGTAAACTACAACTTTCTCAGGATTGCTGACGGAGTCGGATCATTATTATATGCGACTTGAGTAATGAGTACCACACTCTTACGATTTAACCAAGTGGATGCCGAGCCATTGTACAATCAGCAACTGATTGACATACCTGCCTATTATCATTCTTACAATGGGTACAAACCTTCAAGTAGTATAATCTTTATTCCTTTTGGACTGTATAACGCAGAGGAGTCGGGTACGGTTAACTTTTCGGCCCTCCAAACATTTAATTTCTCGCCATCATCAGATCTTGGTTTGGGAACATATCTATACGCTGTTCGGTACAACGTCCTAAAATTCGAGAACGGTGCAGCATCCTTGGCATACGAATAATGTAGCAAATATTATGGAGGTGGTAGTTAAAGGAGCTCAAGACGTGCTCCTTACAGGAAATCCTGACAAATCCCCATTCAGGCACCTGTATAAAAGAGCATCACCCTTTGCCCTATGTGATTATAAGTCTTATTTTATAAATGGAAATCTTACATTATTCAAAAGAGGAGACTTGCTCAGTAAGTGCTATCTTATGCTTGAGGACTTTACAGGGAAAACAGTCGTTCCAGTATCTTGGTCGGTCTTGTTTGACACAGTCGACCTGTATATTGGCGGGCAGCTTATAGACAGCCAGGACTATACATATTCTTCTTTTATTTGGCCATCTCTAGAGTCAGATAATCTGTCACAGGGCGTTGCCACCGGAACTTTTTACCCTCTCCGATTCTTTTTTTGTAATAGTTGGTCGAGCGCATTGCCGATATCAGGAATAAAGTGTCACGATGTAGAATTCCGAATTACAAATCCTTCTCCGAATTACAAGTTTGTCTTGTGGCATACATTTATAAACTTGGGTGACGAGGAGAGGGCCCTAATTCCTTCAGAGATTGTCATCACGCAAGTCCAGAGGATATTGACGGCTAATAAGACAAACTATTCTGAACTTATTGGACCAGTGAAATATTTGGCTTCTTTTTCTTCTATACGGGGCGCTCCACAACTATCTGGGCAAAATAGTGCTCAGAATTTAAATACATCTAGTCCAGTTTACTTTGCGATTATAAATTCAGGGGCAGGTAATGTGTCATGGTCTTACTCGGCGCTTCCCGGAGGGGTTACGGTAGCATCATATTCAGACAATGGTATAACATTTAGTGTGGCTTCAGGTTCAACAATTTCTTCAGCTATGAATGTAGTTGCGACTAATCCCGTGTCATCAGTAAGTACCGGATATTTCATGGTTTCATCATCACCATGGACTACCAATAGTATAAACGCGCTTCCCTCAATTGTTCCACAAACACACGCCTTGCCTACACAAGCTGTGGACCTGAATTTTAGCGAGCTTCCCGTGTGGAATTCAAGTCATACACTAAAATATCAGTCTTTCAGAAACATCCCGCTATTTTCAATTAGCGGACAGACTACTAATATTATTTTTGGAAGTTTGGGTGGTTCTTTTATAGGTCCAGTAATGTCAGCAACCGGAAATTTTGTCCAATCTTCTAACTGTCTGACTATAACAACAATTGACTCTAGTAATTTTGTATACGTGACAAAAGACACACCGACCGACGGAGGAGGTACTTTAACTAGTATTACATATAGTATTCCAGTTACGGGCGTAACTATAACGGGTTCAGGGACGACCGCGACAGTTACTGTTCCTCTATATACGAATCGTCAGCCACAATATGGACATTATCTAAACAACGGCACGTATTCAGGGTTTGTCATAACGGTATCCGGAAACTCAACATATAACCAAGCCTCCGGAACTTCAATTACTGTAACGTCATCTACGCAGTTTACTTATACTACATCTGATACCATATTTGACCCTATTATATCAGTGAGTGGTGCAACCATAACAGGTTCAGGGACGACCGCAACGGTTACCATTCCTGGCGGTCATTCTATGAGCAACGGCACGTATTCAGGGTTTGTCATAACGGTCTCTGGAAACTCAACATATAATCAAGCCTCGGGTACTCCAATTACTGTAACGTCACCTACACAGTTTACTTATACTACATCTGGTACCATATTTGACACTATATCAGTGAGTGGTGCAACCGTAACAGGTTCAGGGACGACCGCAACGGTTACCATTCCTGACGGCCATTCTCTGAGCAACGGCGCGTATTCAGGGTTCGTCATAACGGTATCTGGAAACTCAACATATAACCAAGCCTCCGGAACTTCCATTACTGTAACGTCACCTACACAGTTTACTTATACTACGTCCGGTACCATAAGCGGCGCCGCGCCGACTGTAACAAGCATACAGTGGGTGCCGACTCTAGTGGCTGCTGGCATAGCGAAGTCTGTAGTTTCTATAGTATACACCGCAACTGGCATGACGGCCACGCCCATATTAACCGCTGCGGCCAGTGTGTTAAGTAGCCCGAACCCATCTTATACTTCAAATCTTATAGTATACGCAAGTAACTACTGTCAGAAGGAAATTCTGGTCACATTTAGTTCGGGTCACCCATTTATGCTTGGTACTTTTAGTTGGCAAACTTATGGTCAGGCAGATTATTATGGAAATCGCATCACCGAGCAAAATTTCGCAGCTATTATGGATGATTATAGAACGGTTATTGCCACTGATGCGGGGATCAACGATCAACTGGGGTACCAAAGACAGCAGTCAGATATTTATAAAACAAACATTTACGTGTCGAGTTCAGTTGGAAATCCGTATGACCAGACTACGAACCCCAAGACACCCGGTTATGTTTCGCCAGCTTCCGGGACTTTTCCAAATGTAATGGTAGGGAGTGATATATATGTCAGTGATGGCGGGACCCCAAACACAGGTACCTATGGCTATCCAATTCCTAGTACCACTTCTGGTCACAATTCGTGTACTTCGGATTTCTCCCAGGCAATACATGAGCTTGGCCATTCAATTGATTTTACGAGCGGGCCCTCTGGAACATACGCACCGGGGGTTGCTAGCGATTTTCAATGGTGGGGCGAGACAAGACCTGAAGTAGCAAGATCAATTTACTATCGAAATAAAAAATTTGTTCGAAATCCACAACTCGGACTACCGCTGGCAGGCAACGGTGTCGGAACAGTTCACATGGAGAACTACATGATGACATGGATCGACATGTTTATGGGAGCTTATAGGCATGTTTGTATATATAATGCTGCAATATCATGGACTAATTCAGCTTTTCAGGAATTTCTTATGAGTAGAATAGATACAAAGATACTTGGAATTATAAACCAAAATCCGGTAAGTGGGCAGGATCCACTTGACCGGATAACAACGCTAACTGGATGGACACTCGCAGGACTTTTCGCAGAATGGATGTACTGGATGATTAATATGCCATCGGTTATAACACTTTATCAATATCCTGGATGGGGATGCGCCTTACCTAATAATCATAATTCGCAAAACCCTGAAGTAAATTGTTTTCGTAGAGATAATTCTCAGATGAGAACAATAACAGAAAATAGGAATAATTTTGTAAAAAAAAGATGGGACCAGTTTGGGTATTTTATGCCAGTTTCAGCCGTGACAAGCGGTTCTACAACTACATTGACCCCAAAGTTTCAGTATTTAGACAGATGTGGTTTCGAGGTAATAAATATTTCAGGAAACTTGCCGGGTGGCACAAGCTCATATACAGTAAATTTTACACCGGTCCTCACTAATTCAAGTTTTTCTATAACCGGAGGGACTTATTCTCTTTCTGGAGGAAATATAGTTATCGCAGGCACAACAGTATCAGGCAGTCCACTTTTGGGCTCAACAATGAACATTGCCTCATCTTACAATAACTGGGGCACTGCCGGGGGGTGGGCATATTTAAGTAACATATCTGGAAGTACATATACAATAGCATTTGGTTCTGGTTCTGCGTTATCTTCTCTCACATCAGGGACAGTAACCAGTCCTATAATTTTTGATACAAATTTGAATGGATCAAGTGCGAGCGACTGGATAGGAGTGTGCTGCGTTTTGGACGCGACAACTGGAGCATGTATCAGGTCACAATCACAGTCATTAATAGCAAATGCGCCCAGCCAGGTTTACTTGTCTTCCCAAATAGTTGTATTAGGAATCGCATGTACCAACAAAATACCCATAGCCAATGGAAATATGTTTGTCCAGTTTTCGGTTGGTATAAGTAAAAATTAGTTAGTCAAGCTTATCAACATCTTCGTCAGAGTCTGAGACGAGCGGGGGAGGAAAATCCTCTTGAGAATCCTTTACGGTGCGATACGCACGCCAGGCAACAAACGGAAGCCAGACGGTCCATAGCCAGATAACTAGAACAAACAGATACATTCTGTAGATCCAGCAGCTAAATTCTCTATGTGACGAACGGACCGCCGAGCCCAATCGTAGTTTTCTATGTACAAGGCCAGACAATAGTGGTCTAAAAATAATTCAAGTTCACTCCCAGAGAAGGCTTCTCGGGGAGTGAGGTTGAGTAGTTTATCCGCGTATTTCTCTGCGTAGCGGGAGAGGTCCGGATCTTCTTGGGCGCGATCTAGGTTGTACTCGAGACGAGAGCATCGTGCCAAAAGTAAATATTTACACTGCTCGATAGACTGATTGTCCATCTGGTTTATTTCCTACATGTATAACGTGGCCACTCTCTAAGTCCTTGCGAAGCCACGTCTCCGGGCCGTTGATGATCTCTAGGCACTTGTGGCACTTGCAGGGTTCCATCAGTCCACGTCGTCTACAAAGAGCAGAGAGTTTTTGAAAGTCTGATAGTGGCGCAAGGATTTTTTCAGAATATGTAAATTACGGCGGGCCTTTTTGACAGCCTGCGCGTCAGTCGTATCAGTTGTCCTGATAATATGGACTATAGCCTTACGGACAGAATCCATTCAGTACTTGTCAATGTCTAGAATGTTGAACTGGAGCATCAGGTCCTTGTACACATGACGTATTTTCTGGTGCTTGATCACTTCCATGGCGCCATTATGGTAATAGAGTGTTAGATCCCCATGAACCTCATTATACTCAAACCAGCGAATCTGGCTCGGGTCGACAACGTAAACAGTTGATCCATCCTTGATAGCAAAGGGAGTCATTCTACTCTATTCTTGGGCCGTTTCTCTAATACGCAACTCAATGAGTTTTGCTGAAAGATAGATTGAAAGATCAAGGGCCTCCTCCAGAGCCTCCTTGAGCCAGTCGTACCCCAGTCCCTGTACTAGTCCATGTCCATACTCCTTCCTACCCTTTTCCATACGAGACTCTATAAGACGAATAATTTCGGAATTGCAATCCATTACACTACTATACGTGAAGTTCTCTAAGTTCCTCGCTTTCGCGCCGCAGACGCTTCTTGCAGATGTCGTAGTTTGGATTAAACCAAGCCTCTCTCCAGTTGCGCTGGATAATCTGAGCCTTGGAAACTTCTTGAATCATAGCCGGCTCAAGTTCCCTCCATACCTGATCGTAGAAAAGTCGCCGACAGTTGGCGATAACGCGATCAACGTGCTGATTTAGATTTTGGGGATACGGTACGTCCATAGATATCCACATAATATTGTGGACTTGGTCGTGCCAAGCCTCCAGAATATCACGGACTGACTTACAGTACCTGTAACGGTCAAACATTTGCTCAAACCCGTAGTCTATCGCCGTCTCAAGGCCATCAAGAGAGTCTACGTCCATATGACCCGTCTCTTCCCAGTAGGTGCGGTTTGTGTGGATAATGAGCTGAAATTCAAGGCTGTCGAAGAGCAAGGCATCAAAGTTATTCAGTTGCTCGTCGACAGACTCCATTTTGTTCGAGTCCGTGCTCTCGGCCCCGCCCCCTAGACACAGAACCTTAGTTCCAGACCATACCAGTCTCTTCACCAATCATTCGTTCACAGAGTTTTCTTTTTTCGGTGTATCCGCGGATGAGGCCCCGCACGAGGTCGCACATATCCTTGGCTATGCACGCATAATCCCGCTCGAAAGACTCATCGTCGCTCACAATCCAGGACATTGCGGTCTCCTCGCGCTCTTTAGCCTGTGACCGGTGAGCCTCGAGCTGGGCAAGGGTCTGGTCGTGCCAATCAAGGCGCTCATCTTCGGAGAGCTCATACCAACATTCAACAGCTTTACAAGTGGTATTAGCTGGTTTATATAGGCCCTGGGCCATGAGAGCAAGATCCTCCTTTGTCGTGTATCCTTGGATGTAGCCAGTCATGAAAGTGTACTGAGCTGGTGTTAATGCCTCTTCAGTCCATTCCTCGAACATGGGATAGGTCCAGGTGAAGACGGTCTCTCCAGATGGGGTCTTGGCGCGCAGCAGCCAGGAGTTGGAGTCCCAGACTAGGCGGGCAGACATCTTTATTGTTTTTGAGACAACTAGTTTCTAAGTGGGATGCTCGTGTGCACAAAACCTATTTTCATTACACGGGTGTATGCTTCTTACAAAAATCCCCGCAGGTTGCCTTGAACCCGCACTGTCTTCCCTCTAGTGTTTGCGCGTTGCAGCGCAAAGCGGCGGGTGGTACTATGCGGCCCTTTCTTGAGGCGGCCACAGCTACTGTCTCCGCAGGCTTGGGCACCTCCTTTGTCACCAGAAGCTTGGGCCGGGCCGCCATCAAGGCCATTGACTTTTCTCTTGCTCTCAGGGCCGTATCGGCCATTTTTTCTGGGTCGGGATGACCAGACTTGATTGCAGCGCTCAGAAGTTTTTGCCAGAGCTCGTTCCCGTGACCATCGGGCCTGGGAGGGACGGCGCGCGGGGAAGATGGGGGAGGAAGAGGGCGGAGACGGTGGGCCATTTTGAGTTTGTAACACTTGTGCTCTCGGGCCAGGGCCCTAAAACACAAAACCTCTTTTCTCAGCCTATGGTAGTATGAATCCCCGTAAGTTTGGTCCTTACTTCTGGGGAGCACTTCACACGGCCTGCTTAGAGCCCGCCGATATGGCCGCCCTCAGGAACTTTATTTTTCTTTTTCCTTTTGTCTTGCCTTGCTCAGCCTGCCGAGTGTCTTTCCAGGAGTGTCTGAAAGAGCTTCCGCCACCTATGCGAGCCGACCAGATATTCGCGTGGTCGGTTGAGGCCCACAACTGCGTCAACTATAAGCTCGGCAAGCCACTCATTGGCCTACAGGAGGCTCACCGGATATGGTCCTCCAAACCTCCAGAGACGTTTACTGATTTTTTTTAGAGGTGAAAGAATAGGATGAGTTCTGGCCCTGTAAGGTCAACACGAACACGACTCCCGTCACGCCACCCGTATAATAGGGATGTACAAACCAATAATTATTTTCAAAAATTAGGTATATCTTTTGTACCTACAAAAGTTGGATTTAAAGTATATATTGATAAAAAACCAGTTACAAATGCGAAACTTAAAAATCATCCTCTGATGGCTAATAATCCCAATCTGGCAGAACAAATAAGGGCTAAAAAGGCAAGTCTGCCCAAGCCAGTGACGGCTCCGAGAGGAGCGAGAAAGCCCAAAGGAAACAATGGAAACAATAATAACTCTAATGCGAACGGGCCGAGCAACAACATGGCGGCCGGGGGGAGGCGCCGTTTTCAAAAGCACGCGTCCAAAAAGAACTTTGTGCAAATAGGAGCAGGTGTTGGAGTGCCTCAAAACAATGCAGACTTTGCACAGTATCAGGTGAGTGCTTTATTTTCTTCAGAAGCTCTTCAATCTTATTCTGGGGGAGAATTAGAAACACGGGCAATAGAAACTGCCGTTCAACATGCTAAATCGGGAGGGGATCCTATTGATGCTTACAAATTTAAAAGAGAACATAACGGAGTTATAATTCCAGGTAATCAGATATTCACCCTACAAAAAAGGACTTTTATATTCAAGCCGCGATTTTCACTCGCAGGCCTTAAAATGGCGTCAAATGCTAATCAGTCAATAATTGGCCGTGCTATGAGCGCAGTTCTCAAGGCTTGCCGTGAACACAAAAGCAAAGGAAAAGACCATGTGGAAACTGATCTTATAGAAGTTATACCTGGAAGCCATATTAATCTGTATGAGTTGAAAATAGGCGAAGGAAAACCAGAAGGGTTCCCTGCAGAAGCTTATCAACTTTATAAAAGTAAAAGAATATTAGAGCTTGAATTCGAGCGTATTCAGCCAGGAGTCCCTCCTCCTAAAATAAATATGTACTTTTTAGCGTGGGGATTTAATTTAGTCCCCGGAAGATCTGCGGCATTTTCTGTCGAACATATAAAATTCAAAAAACCGACAGAATGGGCAGGAGGGCCAGCTATACACGCACTTTTTGAATCTCATAAACCAGGTTGGGATACTATAAAAGAACTTGATCCAGCAGAGTTCGCCGCCGTTTCTGGACTGAAGTCGGCTATAGTAACTGCACAACTGATAAGAAACCGAGAAAGCACTATGAAAAAAGTGCGCAAAGTATTGGGCACCATGGAAAGACGGCACGGGAGATGGCGCACAGTATCGCCCCGAACACGACTAGCGCTTGAAAGAACTCGCAGAATAAAACTCGTTTCTGGAAGAACAAACAATAGTTATATTCCACAGGGAAATCTCACGGCTCTTCATGACCCCAATGGAGCAAGGTGGGCAAATTATATCAGAAATTGGTCAATAAATAAAATTAAAACAAATGCTGGATATACTCAAAATGAGGCAAACAATGTTAGAAACAAGGAATATAGAACTTTTGATCGTAAATGGTTCAATGCCCTTTCTGTTCTTAAAAGTGACAATATAGTCAGGGTATCTACCGGTAAAGTAAATATACGCAGATTGGCAAAGGAGGTGTCGAGTTCGGAGTCAAACGCCCCCCAAAGACACGAGGGACGCGCCATTAAAAATTATGTGAATAAGTTAAAAATTTTAATACTTATGATGGAACCAGCCCATGCGCATAAATTTCCCGCAGGTCGCCGATGGGTAAAAGAACATGACATTAGAGCAGTACCGGGTGCGTTGACTAGAGCGGATCTCGAACCTGTTTTTCGTTTCACGACAAATGAATCCCAGAAAACTTTTCTAAATGGTTTTGTACCGACTGTTACTAACGCAAGTGCTCGGAATGTGCTCGCTAACGACCCCGAAGCGCGCCTTCTGGCCGCCCAAGCCAACGCCATGCAGGCTCCAAGAAATAATAGTCCATTATATTAAATGCCATTCGTCCAGCCAAGGCCGGAAGAGACGGCTGCGAGTGTTAGAAAATTAGTTATAGATGGCCTGAAAAGAAAGATCCGAACCGCCAAGAAGCGCTACGCGGCCATCAACCGACTCAAGGCCCTGCCCGTCATCCGGAATGTATATATCCGTAATAACTACGTGAACCCAGTGACTCTCAACAAAATTCCATCAGGACCGACCGTCTATCACGTGAAGGACTCTCGTACAGGCCGTGTAGACTATTACGACAAGGCCACCTTCTGGAAACTCATGCCTAAAAACATTAAAAATAATTATAATCTTTTGATGGCTGACCCAAAGCGACCACTCTTCAAGAATCCCTTGACCCGTACAAATGTCAAGACCCGTAATGTCCAGCGGGTCCGAGTGAAACCCGCAGGTGCAAAGATAGTCAAGGCCATCAAGAAGCACATCTCAAAGAAGAAGGCGCGGAAATCGCACTAAAGAAATAAAAATCCAAAGGAATAGATGGCTAGTCCTTACGAGGCCCTAGGACTTCAGAAGGGCTGCTCTGAAGGGGATGTGAAGAAGGCCTATCGCAAACTTGCTATGCAGCACCATCCCGACAAGGGTGGCGATCCAGAGCAATTCAAGAAGATCCAGGGCGCCTACGATATCCTGTCCGACTCCCAAAAGCGTCAGAATTTTGACCAGTTCGGGAACCCTGACGGCCCGCCACAGGGAAACCCTTTCGCAGGCGGAGGAATGCCAGACATATTCGCCCAGATGTTTGGTGGCGGGAATCCTTTCCAGAGACCCCCGCAGAGCCAGGGTCCGAGACGGCGGAATGACGCCCAGCACGAACTGAACATTAGCCTAGAGGAGGCCTTCAGGGGGGTTCACCGCCACCTGCGCGTGGGCCTCCACAAGCCTTGTATGAAGTGTCACAAGAAGTGCCCAGCCTGTCACGGGCAGGGGAATATACAGATCCAGATGGGTCCCATGGTTATGCAGCAGCCCTGCCCTCACTGCCAAGGCCAAGGGTGTTCTCGCACGGGCTGCAAAGACTGCGAGGGCAAGGGGAGCAAGGTTGAGAATCTAAACCTGGAGGTGGTCATACCGTCAGGAATAGAGGATGGTGGCAAGGTCATCTGTAAGTCTCTTGGCGAACAGCCTCTGAATCCTAACGAGGAGGCGGGCGACTTGATCTTCGTTATAAGGGTCCAGAGTCACCCAGAGTTTATGCGCCAGGGGGACGACCTCATATGGTCGACCAAGATATCCTTCATAGATTCGGTCAACGGAAAGACTATTACAATTCCACACTTCGGAGGAGAAATTAATATTTCTACCTCGGACTGGGGAGTGCTGGACCCGAGAGAGGACTACATCATTCCAGGGAAGGGTTTTAGGAACGGACGGCTGAGGGTTCACTTCAATGTGATTTATCCTCCAGCCAAGGCGCGTTTTATTTTACAGGCCCAATAGTAGATGAGCACGCCATGGAGACGCGTACCCGTTGGGAGGGCACGAACACCCAAACCGCCGTCTCCCTCCCCGCCTCGCGGAGTTTCCCCTCCTCACCCAAACAATAAAACAAAAATAAATTTTATTAAAGAATATATTAATCACGCCAAGAATCTTCAGAAGATTTCAAATTTAAATAAAAATAATTTAAAATTTCACATTGAAAGAAATGACAAGTTCGGTGTCGCTGGGGCTAAACTTTCTCTACAAAATAAAAAAGGTAAAAATCAGGCGTTTATTACCGTAGAGCCGAAACCAATGCGCAATAATAAAATGGCTTTGAACCTTGCTTATGGAAGATCTCATATAGAAGGCAAGGGGTATGGACTCTTCCTGCGGTCCTTGGCGAATAAGATTGGAAGAAATTTAGGAACTGTTGTAACAACTCAACTGGCCGTGAACATAAACAAAAGGGGTGGAGCCGAGGCTCCATCTTCACACCTATTGAAACGCATGGGGGCCAATGTTACGTGGAGAAGTAACAAAACATCTTCTATGGAACACGCGTTATATCCGTTAAAGTCTCGTACAAGCACAATTCTCGCCAAGAGATACAAGGTCCGCCCTCCGGCCCTTCCCCGAAAACTAAACAAAACATTAATGAATTCTGTAAAATATAATAACCTCCCGAACAATGCCCACTCTCTTGAAAACTCTCACCGTATTATACTTGGTCAAATATCAAACAAAGGTCTTAAAGAGGCTCTGGACCCCTTGAGACGCCGCATAAAACAGAAGATGATTTCTCCTAAAAATCTTTTTGGCTTGTATTTAACAACACTACATGGTAGATCCTATGCGCGGCGCGAGCGGGTCCTCCAGCTTGAGAAACGCAAGGCCCGAACGGCCATGAGGCAACCACGAGGAAGGAACCTGGTAAATTATAGCAATCTGTAGCATATTGCTATTGCAAAATTAAGCAAGTTGATAGCGATAGTGTCCTGGGTCGCATGGATCAGCTCTCCGAGATCAATAGGAGCGTGATGTATCACTATATCATTGATAGCACTTGGGACGAGGCCAATGGCCGTACCCTTGACCACGTGCTTTTCAATTCTGCGGATCGTCTTCTTCGTCACTGGGTGACGCTGAACACGACGGATGGCAATCTGAGTCTGGACACAAAGTCCTCGCTCCATTCTTACTAGTAGACAATTTCTTCTATGGCAGAAAAACTTATAACTAATGTTGTAAATATCGGAGCAGAAGTTACCGCTACGTAGACAAAGGGGATAACGACCCACAGGACACAAACTTGCTTGATTAATGTATTCATCTCTCTTGAAAGGCTTGTTTTTCTTTAAAGAAAAAAATGCCTTGATTATTATGGAGAACTGTGATGCATCCACTTTTCTGAAAAAAATGGAACCAGAGTCGGTGCAGTGTATGATATGCGACCCTCCGTTTGGAATTGGTGAAGAGGGTTTCGATAAACATTATGCACGTGACTCTACACATGTGATATCTGGATACGTTTCCGCCCCTACCGACTTTAAAAGTTATTTCGAGTGGGCCAAACTATGGATAAGCGAGATACCTAGGGTTCTAAAAAAAGACGGAACCTTCTACGTAGTCTGTGCATGGAACCATGTATGTGATATAGAAATGGCCATTCGGTCAACCGAACTAAAAGTTATTAATCATATAATTTGGAAATACAACTTTGGAGTTGCTACACAAAAAAAGTTTGTTTCAAGTCACTATCACATATTGAGATGTGCAAAAGTTTATGATCCTGTATTCTATAGTCGTGCTTACTTTGACGAATCAGAGAGAACACCTTCGGGAGGTTCGGCTCAATACTGTGACATGGAGGATGTCTGGACTATTAACAAAGAGTACAATCCGGGTCTGAAAAAGAATGTAAATAAACTTCCAGAAAAACTCGTGGAAAAGATGATATTATACACAACCAAACCTGGTGATCTAGTGGCCGATGTATTCATGGGAAACTTTACAACTGCATACGTTGCAAAGAGTTTGGGCAGAAATGTTTCAGGATGTGATTTGAATCCAGAGACGTGTGCCGAACACATTCCCAAAATTATCGCACTCGAATTGGGAACTCCCTCGGTGGCAAAAGAGAGCGCCAAACCTGAGAATTCCGGTGCACCTATAAGTCCTGAACTACGAAAAGAGATACGCGAACGATACGCACGAGTAAAAGAGGGGAGGACTAAAAAAGACGCAATGGCTATTCTATGCACTGAATTCAAAAGAGGTAAATTTAGTATATTAAACATTATCAAGACGTGCGCTGAGCCCTCAGATGTGTCTTGATGCGCTCGACAAGGACGGCCTTGGCGCCGCTAAGTATGCCCACCCCCGGCGTGTGACGAATGAAGTCTTGGAGATGACGCACGGTAAGTTCGCCGATAGTGTCCTGATCGAAGCGCCGGCGCACGTCTTTAGCGTTAGCCTCGGAGTCAATCTCGGCCACCTCACGTTTCGGCCGGGGGTGCAAGAGAACATCCGCGTCCCACAACTCCTTGCATCTACTAGAGGTGACATCATGATCCCAAGTTCCGCGGACCCATATTGACCATCGAACGTTCCTCTCCGGGGTCAGCAATTCGTTAGAGTTGATATATATCGCGTCACTTCCCCCTCTCTTACCTGCCGCCACATTCTTATTCCAATTTTTTATCATATTTTCTTGCTTTTGTTCCATAAGTGTACGAATGTGCGCAAGAGTCTCCGGAGCCTTTGCCACGAGAATAACAGTATTTCGCTCGTTCACGAACTCTCCAAGGACAAAGGCATCGGACCTCAAAGTCTCCTCTCGTCTCACCTCGTCATTCTGTTTGTCCCACATAAAAGAAGGCGGATAATCCCCGGAAGTCTTAAACTCGACATCAGTGAGATTGTGATTGATCGAGGATGCGTCAGAACCTGTTCGCTTGAGACTTAAGGTTAGATCGCCCCATATACCTAGTTTTACTTCCGAGTAAACTAAAACTGTTCGAAAATTATAGTTGTCGAACAGTTTTAGACCGAGTTCACGCAGGCCCGCTTCATGAACGAGCGGGACGAGGGGCATGAGATGAGCGAGTTCCATTTTATCAGCGTTGGCGTGAATCAGAGCGATAGCCTCAGCGAGTTCCATTTTATATTTATTTTAGTAGAGAATATGTCCTAGGCCTTGTGCACACAACTAGTTTTCTGCCTCCTCCTCCGCCTCCTCCCCTGCATACGTCTCTCGCGCCACCTTGAGGGCGTGAGCCTGGGCCATCTTCTCGGTCACCTTGAAGCCCTCCTTATTCTCCATTGTATCCGCAAGAACCGCCTTGTATACATCCGACTCAACCAGGGCCGCCTTCAGTGCCGTACGGATCACCTTCATCTTCTCCTTGAGAGACTCCTCGCGAAAGATGAGTTTCTGAATAGCGTCCATTTGTTCTGTTAGTATAGAAGTCTTATTCTTTAGACGCGAGGAGACACAACTTCTTTTCCCTGGAAGAGTTTGCCTTCTGGTCCGCACTTGCCCTCGTCTCCTCGGCTGAAAATTGATAAAGTGTATAAGGCTTGCGAAGTCCCGCCTTCAGACCCTTAAAGCCCGCAGTATCTAGTTGGGACAAAGTGGACACACTTATGACAAGAGGGATTCATTACAATATATTCCTTAACCACATCGCAGTTCGCCTTGCAAGAATTTATCGAGCGCTTCTACCTGATCAGGGTCGCCAAGAGTCCTGGCGATATCAATCGCCGAGCCAAAGGCGGCGTTTCGGGCCGCCTTGCGAGGTGCCCCAGGGCACTCGGGTGAAGATACCTCGGGCTCGCCCTCCTCGGCAGACTCGTAGATGGCTGCATGGCGTGAAAAAGCCATACCAAGTGATTCCACTTCGCCGTCAGGAAGGGTCTCGAGGGGCACTGGTCGGGCGAGCATCACTTTCGTGCCGACGGACCCGCCACCACTCGGGATTGCCTCGGTCCGACTATGATACCGAACGAGGCATGGCTGAGGCTCAAAGCCAACCTGGGTCACGCAATAGGACCACCCAGTCTCAGACTCGAACACTTCCCAGCCAATGGGACGGTCAGGCTCCCAGACCGACTGGACCGACCCATCTGCACATATCACATAGAGGTCATTATGCCGAGGGGCGAGTTCGAGTTTGCTTCCGTGGCCGTATGTGGAGGGCGTGCGGCACAGGCCAAGAGGGCGGTCCGCACTGATCACTTCAGCGTAGAACTGGACACCTGGATAGAGGGTGGCTGACATTTCTTTGTTAAAGCTTCCTTGACTCTAACTGCCTTTTGTGAATAGATAGTGCGATCCTTGGACTTTTTAGCAGAGTTGCGTTTTTGCTGGCGGGCAGAGTCTTTTTCCATACGTGAATTTCAGGAGGGTCCCACTTTGGACCCCTGGACACAGAACCCTTTTGCGTGTGCGTCCAGGAGTTTTTTATTTTCTGCTTTTATATTAAATGTCTGGCGGAATAGTTCAGCTAGTCGCCACGGGAGCCCAGGATACTTGGCTGACGGGGAAGCCAGAGATTTCGTTCTTTCGTTCAAATTACAAGCGTTATACACACTACGCGCTGAGCTCGGAGCGCCAGATTATTCAGGGCAATCCCTCGGCGGGAAGCATCTCCACCATCCGCTTCGAGAAGAAAGGTGACCTGCTGAGCTACGTATACTTTATCGGCAAGGATACATCTGGTTCTCTGATCCCGGGTGTGGACTGGTCCAAGGTGGTGGATAAGATTGAGCTTCTGATAGGTGGCCAAGTTGTGGACACCCAGGACATCACTTGGATGACGCAGATCGAGCCAGTCACTGGAGCGCAGAACTACAGCCAGCGCTATCTGAATAACGACCTGACGGGCCTGACGAATGTGATCAACGGCTTTTTGCCTCTCAAGTTTTTCTTTTGCAAGGACTGGTCGGTGGCCCTGCCCCTCGTGGCCCTGCAGTACCACGATGTGGAGCTTCGTATCACGTGGAACCAGAACCTCAACTACCGTGTAGGATATGAGCTTTACGGTTTCGCGTCGGCTTTTACTCCAACAAGGACTACGGGAGTTACCGCGGTCACCTCCCCAACGATCGGTAGCCAGGTGGCGGCGATTGCCCTGGGCGGCGCAACAACGGCGTCTGTGACCAATCCTATAACCGCTAGTGTGGTGGCATCTTCTAATTTCACGGTGACAATTGGTGCTACTGGCGGTGTTGCCGCCACGACATGGCAAGCGAACCCATTCCAGTATTCGGCCGCTTCCGGAGCCATCTTGCCCGGAATGACTTTCACGGTCGCATCACAGACGCTTACTGTTCTGTCCGTAAGCCCTTCGGCCCCGGGCGCAAACTCCGGAACCCTCACAGGTATGTTCGGATCAGCACCTTCCGCCACCAACCCCCTGCCACCAGCGACCAGCCTGCAGGTGCAGTCACAGGCCACGGCGACGACTACGGCCGATGGTACTTCTTTCTCGCCAGCGGCCATAACAGTCGGTGTTCAGTCCTACACTGGAACCCTGACGGTGACTTCTGGAGCGGCCGCCCTCGCCGTCAACTCTATAGTGACCACAAACGCTCCGACAGGCACGGGAGCTTCTTATTTCTATGTTTCGGCAATTACCTTCACGTCTGCAACAGTCGCAACGGCAACTATCACGGCCATAGGATCAATAACTGCAGTCGGTTCTGGAAATTTCATCCAGACGGGTCTCGTCTTCACTCCTTGGTATCCAGTTCTCAATATGGCCATAGGCGCGGCCACAGGTACCGTGGCTCCTGGTCAGGCGATAGTTGGCCTGGCTAGCCTGCAGGGGGTACCAACTCCCACCGTCAACACAGTATACTCGTCGGCATACATCACTATTAATAACCTCAAACAGCCTACTCTTAGCGCGACCGGTGACTCGCCGTCTACCGTGAACGGTTATGTAACGGGAGTTGGCCTCCACTACATCCCGGGTAAGTATGTAGTCGGCCTTGTGAACGCAACTTCAGGAGCCCTTGTTCAGGCCGGGCCTGTTGCTTATCAGGCGGCAACCTATACCGCCACGACTCTGAATCTTTCCAACTTTGTTCAGAACGGTTCGAACGTGTATACTTCCGGTGCTTTTAGCGGTCTCGTGCCGGGATCCTCCCTCCTCTTCTACAATGCGGCTGGCGCCGTCGCCTCTATTTCAAACGCCTACATCCAGTCTGGCTTCGTCTCTTCCGTTCCAGTTGCAGGAAACTTTAGCGTGACAAACATACCAGCAGGGACGGCCCCGATAGTCTTTGCTCCAGGTACCACGTATTCCTACCCAGTCGTGTCCTCCACAACAACCTTTACGGTGACGCTTTCACAGGCGCCCATCTCCGGAACTCTGGTGGTTGGTTCCGCCACGAGCTATAACATTCCCTTCTCGGCTTTTGCGGGTCTTATAAATACACAGACTCCGTACATTTCTGCAGTGGGATCTCAGACGAGTATCACGATAACCATAGCTTCCACCTCTATTCAGGGCATCCTACCAACCGCTGGGTACATCAGTTACACGGCCGCCTCAGCAACAACGGCCATTACTCAGTACACACAGGTCGTAGTTGTCCCGGCCGTCTCGGCAAGTGCACAGCTGGTCGCTGCCCAACCGGTGGAGGACCGCGGCGGCTCGGCCATTATTTCTATTGGCGCCCTGGTTGGCACTACTCCCATTACCGTTGGACAAGCGGTCATCGGAACGCAGTACGCTGGGCCTGTAACTGTCTCGGCAGTTATTAACCAGAACGTATCTGCTCTTGGAACTGGGACAGCCCTCATCGAGGTGAATTTCCCAACACAATCGACTACAGTAAACACAACAACTGGCGCGGGCACCCTCGTACAGTTCGTCGACCCCACGCCAGGATCTCTCGGAATCAACCCACTTGTTACTTACCAGAACGTGGGTTTCAGCGGCACGTACCAGCAGCTTCAGTACGAGGCCTGGTGCAGCTACCTGTACCTGGACGGGGCCGAGCGCGAGTACTTTGCCTCGACCCCTATGGATATGCTGATTACCCAGGTGAACCGCGTGCCCATCAACCCCCTCACGACGCACGAGGTGAACCTGGCCCACCCCGTCAAGTTCCTGGCCTTTGTGTCGAACAGCTACGTGACCGCCTACGCGACCCAGGCCACGACCGGCATCTCCGCTGCGTCCTACCAGTTCAAGACGCAGCTGAACGGAGTGGATGTCGGTGACACGCGCTCGCTCTTCCAGTGGCAGGATGTCCCGCAGTACTACCACACGCCCTTCGGCTACAAGGCCGCCACAGGCACTGCGCCCGTGGCCCTCATCTCGTACTGCCTCGACACCTCCAAGCTCCAGCCAACCGGATCCCTCAACTTCTCCCGGCTCGACTCGTACCGGATCATCACCCCGAGCGGCAGCAACCTGGCCCTCCTGGCAGGTGGAAGCTCGGGTTACATTTACGCAGTAAATTACAACATCCTGCGTATTCAGAAGGGCATGGGGTCCATGCTTTATAGCAGCTAAGGATAGGAATGGCTCTCCTCCGGCTCCTAGAGAAACGTGTTCGCGCCCACGTCTATCTGAGCTGCATGAAATGGGAAGAAATCAAAAGAGTCCTGAACAGATACGTCCCGAACCTGAAGTCCATTCAGATACTTAAATCTGGGAGTACAAAACTCAAAGACCATGAAGAGTACTTTATCCTCTGCGACGAGTACAACTGGCACGAGGATAAAATAGTAGAAGAAGCCAAACAGGGCCTCAAAAAAGAATTTACAAAAAAACTTCCCAAACATTTGGATCCAGCCGTGAAGACTGCGTTTGTAAATAGTCTACGGTAATAGTAATGTGGATAGAGGCGGCGAATATCCTCATCCTCGTATATGTCCTCAGGTGGATACGGAGCCTGGCCAAGTGCGACTGTGCCAAGGGTCTCAGCCGAGACTATATGCAGTTCTTTTTCTCTGCGGGTCTCGTCTTCCAGTTTGCACACCTGCTTGGCCTCTCGCATCTACTCGGATGGCCCATGGGCGCCCTTGCGGTCATCTACGGCTTTGTTGCTCTTCGGTACATAAAAATTGAAAAAAATAAAAATTGTGAATGTTCTGGACGGATCCTGACGCCTTGGTTCTTCTGGCTCACGACGGCCCAGACATCTTGGGCCCTTTTACAAATATTTATGGGTTAATAGTAACAAATGTTCAAGCACATGCTCGCAGAGTTCCTAGGAACCTTCCTGCTGGTCATAGCAATTCTCTTCACGGGCAAGCCGATCATTATCGCCGCAGGATTCCTGCTGGCAATATCCATGATAGGCCCGCTCTCAGGAGGTCACATCAACCCAGCCGTGTCCTTTGCCATGGCGATGAAGGGTGATCTACCGATGATCAAGTTGCCTCAGTATATCTTGGCTCAACTGATGGGCGCGTATGTAGCCCTTGTTGTCTACCGTGGCATTAAGCGGGCGACCTAGACGTCATACTCCCTCTTGGCCAACTCAGTACGGTCAGGCTCCTCCTTGGGTCGTTCTTTCTGGACATCCAAGGCCTCGGACAACTCCTCTACAATCTCCCAAGCCGAACGGCACTCGGGGGTATTTTCAAAATTAAAACAAAGGTTCTGAGCGTGCTTGATAGCATGCTTCACATCACTTGCTTTGATTTTGCGTGGAGTGGCGTGAACCACGGGGGTTCGTGGAATTGTTACACGAAGCATTTATATTTTAGGGGACCAGAGTCTTTACTTGCGCATCATGACGAAAACAATGAATAGAATGGTTAGAAGAATTACGGCAAAATTCATGGGCTGAGCATTGCTCGCCATGTGCTCAACCATTGGGCTCAGATCCATGGCGTCACCCAGGTTGATGCCTGGAGTAGTCGGCTGGTTATTGGCATAGTGCGAGATCTTGCGCATGCGCGTCATACCAGGAACTACGCCCCCCTCCTGAAGGCCCTTGTTCTCGTATATTGCCGGGAAGACGGCCTTGTCGAGAATATCATTGGGGAAATCAAGGTAAGGAGACTTTCCAGCCGTGGGCGGCTTTGTTGGCTTGCCCGTCTTGCCGGCAGAGGCTGATATGCCTGTAGCGGGGAAGTCAGCAGGCTGGTTGTTACTTGGCCAATCAATGTAGCTGTCAGTCATATAAGTACCTGGAACAAAATTCTCGCTCATTAGAGTTCCTGGAGGCGCATACTCCTCTGAATAGCTCATCACCCGCTCCTCGGTAAAATCCTCGTAGTCCTCGTACATTTCAGCGTATTTTGACATTTTGCCCCCTCCAGTTCCACACTTGCGTTTAATATTCGCTTTATGGCACTTGAGTTTTTTATTTTTTTTCCTTTTATTTTTATAAGCATTAGAGCCACATACGTCGGGTGCTTTGTAGCACGGGCCCTTTGAATCACGAAGACCCCCTCCTTTCTTCCTCCTGGCTCCGCCGCCTCCGCCGCCGCCCATACTAGGCATACTTGGAAGTTCTGGAGTGCTAAAAAGACCTCCCATAATTACTATGGTCAGACAAAAAAAGTGGTTGCGTGTTCTGGGAAGGTCTAAAGCCAAGTTGTTCTCTAAGAAAAATGGCTCCCCGGGTCGTCATCAAAGCGAGTGATGTCGCGGCCTGTATCGGCCTGAACCCTTACAAGCCTCCAGATGAGGTTCGAGCCGAGCTCTGGAAAAAGTACTGGCCTGAGACCTTTGAGGGTCTGACGAAGCGTGAAGAGGCCAATGCCTCTCTGGCAAAGTCTTCAGCAGCCCAGAAGATTCTAGCCTTGGCGGTTTCTTTCAAAGCCAAGGACTCCTCAGAGGCCCAGGCAAACTACGAAAAGGCCAAGAAGGATATTGAGATTAATACAACCTTGTCCCCCGAGGATAGGGAGAAAGTCATAGAACATCTTCGATCCACGTGCTATACGACTCACGGTACGCGGTCCGAGGATAAGACGGCCGATAAGGTTACTGAGGAGACGGGCGCGACTCTGTTGCGGGACAACTCTTTCTATACCCTGCCCTTACTGGAGACTGAGGACGGGACGACCTTTTTCGTGACTGGAAAGGTTGACAGGATAGAGGTGGCTCCCGATGGCAGCCGAACTCTGGTCGAGATCAAGAACAGGACACGCGGGCTTTTCAACAGCGTGCGAGAGTACGAGAATGTGCAGATACAGGTATATCTGCGCATGCTGGGACTTGTGCGGGCCAAGCTTATCGAGCAGTACAACAACACGACGGGGACCATGCTGATTACAAGAGATGAGAAGATTTGGGATAACGACATCTGGCCGGGACTTTTAGATTTCGCGATAGATTTGCACGCGCGCGCTACTGGACAAATGTCACTGTCCGCTTAGGACGCTCGACTGGATCGGGCATCGTATTAATAGTAACTGAACCATCAAATAGTTTCTCAAATGTAAGAGGAAACACTTCGTCTGACTCAATGTCCCGCACTAGCCACTCGCCCGTCCCAAGGTCGAACTCCTCGACCTCGCACGTTACATAGCGCGTCTTATTCTTCTGGCGGTTCGCAAAGGTGACCGTCTGGCCAATCAGGGCCTCGCACATATCCTCGTACATATCCAGGGACTTGCGCATCTCCTCGTTCTCGCGGACAAGCTCAACGACAGCAGTAATAGTATCCATTCTATTATTTTAGTGTCTCAACTTTTTATGTAGGCACAGGATAAGATGCGCCGTGGTCTCCTGAAGATCTTTTTGGTCCTTGTGGTCCTGTACCTGCTCCTAAGGGGTGCGAGCAGCGGATTCACCAACCCGATCTACATGCCAGGCTTTGACGAGCGGCGGTGCCCAGGCTGCGTCAAGCAGGCCCGTGAGCACAAGAACCGGGACCTGACCTTTTCCTTCATCAACCCATGGCAGACTGTCGATAATAAAGTTGAGTACTATTAATGAAGCGAGTGGTACTCGTCGCCCTGGCACTCATCCTGCTCTTTATGTACTTGCGCAGCTCAAGCGGCTACAACCAGACCGTCATCTTCGGATCCCCGTCGTGCGGCTGGTGCAAAAAGCAGGTGTCCTACATGGACGCCAAGGGCCTGCCCTATCACTTTGTTGATTGCGGGCAGAACGCCTGTCCAGACTTTGTGAATGGCTACCCAACTATGATTGTAAATAATAAAATCACTTATGGATATACAGAAATATGAGTCTTAGGAACATCATTCTTCTGTCCTTTGCCGAAGTTCTTGGTGACTTTGGCTTCAAGTCCTTTGCCCGAACCGGAACCAAGGCATCCTTTGCACAAGGATCTCTTGGGTACGTTGCAGTTATATACTTTTTGATAAAGAGCCTCAAGCAAGGGAATGTTCTTTATGTTAATGGCATGTGGGACGGGATCTCAGCCATTATAGAATCCGTTGCGGCCTATCTCATACTAGGGGAGAGACTCAATAGACCTAGTGAATACGCGGGACTTGCTTTGATTATAGTAGGTATACTTATGTTACACGCTCCCGAAGGTTCTATACCATATTAAACACGAAGCTGACCGAGTACCACTCGTCGGGCCGCGCCCTGCATCGCTTGCCCGCCTGCGCCCCCCGCTCTATTCTTGGATACTTGGTCGTAAACTCCTTCTTCGGCTCGTCGATCCACGAACACCTGCCAATGTGGCGGTCGCTAAAGTACTCGTCGGTCTCCATCAGCCAGTACTCCAACTCATCAGGCTCCACCTCATAGCTCTTTAGAAAGTTTGAGGTTTTCTCAATATCTCTCAGATCCTCCATAAGACTGTCCATGATCATCTTACGGAGATTCTTCGACTTGACCTCGGCGCAAAACTCAAACGCCTCTTCAATCGCCTCGGTAAACGCCTGGTCAATAACCTCTGTGCAGCGCGTCTCCCGAGCCTCTGTGTCCCATTCGTCGCGGACCTTTGCGAATCCCTTGAAGTGGATAGGCTTGCGGCACATAGGACATCCAGTGCCCGTACCCTTCAGGTACCAGGTCTTGATACATCCGTTACAGAACGCGTGACCGCAGGTCAGCTTGCAGAAAGAGCCAGACTCACAGTAGCACACGGAGCACTCCATTGCTACTGTAGGCAAATCTTTGTTTTGTGAAGAAAAAGGGTCTCGCTGAAGTACCTGTGGACACAGAACCTCTTTTCTCCATGGTTTAGAGATTTCGTCTCAGCTTGTAGTAAGATGCTGGCTCCTCCCCGCCCACGCCCTGTCCTCGATCGCCCGCCCCCCGCCTTTTATACCATCCACAGAGATCACAATACCGCCTTTACCATGAAGTTATCAGAAGATACCAGAACTTCAATAGTCGGCTTTAAGACTTTTAATACGGCTTATTTCGTCGGACAAATGCTCGAAACAAATTACAATAACGACCAGGAGTGGCCCAACACAGATGTCACCTCGGGCAAAATATACATGCCAAGGGCCCCGCCCGACATGTCGCTCTCTTTGCTCGTTATTCATGGGTGGGATTATGAAGACCTGAAATTGTACTGTACAAGTAATCTACTAGATATGATTTCAGTCGATGAAATCACATCTGGTGATGGGAACTTTTCATTTTCAGGTGATCGCTATTCATTTGACGCGCCTATGGAGTTTTACCAGGATCGGTTTAACCAGATTTTAGCATTGGAACAATAGCCTCTCCGCACAGAACCGCCCTGGCGTACTTGGCGCACAGCACGAAGTTGATGTGAGGCCAGTCAAGCGCCTCAACTGGGACCACCTTGATGTTCATAGGATTGGTATTCATTTCCTTTGAAAGATCAACCATCTTCTCTGGGTCGAGTTTGATCTCAAGCATCTTCTGGAGCCATGATACGTGCTTCTGTTCCTTGGGATTAAATGAGTCGGCAAACTTCTGGGTTATAGTCTTCGACATTTTCATAAAAGACTTTTTTGTTTTTAAGCCGTCTTAAGAGGCGATGTTGGAGCTGCACCGGTGACCGCTGCGACAGGGAGGGCTCCAGGAAGGGCCGCCACGCCCGTTGGATTCACGACTGGGACGACTGTAGGAGTGGTTCCCATGGGCATAAGGGCTGGAGAAGGGACGGCCCCAGGAGGCAAGGGCTGAACCATCGGCGGTGTCGCCACGGCGGGCACGGCGGCCCAAGTCGCCTTGGCGTTCCCTATAGTCTGCGTCCAAAGACCCGCGCTGAAAAATTTAGTCCACTGATTACTGATGCTCTGCCATAGACCAGTGAAGAATAAGAATATAGCAAGTATCAAAAGAATAAAACCCATGTTGGCCAGGCTTGAGCCACTCGACTCGCCGAAGCTTATAGTCATGGCCATTACTCTAGGCTGTTAAAAAATTTAAGGACCCCCGCCTGCGCCACATCCACAGTACTTCTCCTCCTTCTTGGAGCAAGAACGGAAAAACCAGATGGCCATAATTATAAACAAAAAGAAGAGCACCCAATTCATCTTACTCATAGTCATCATTTTCTTCCTCTTCCCCTCCGTAATCCTCTTCGTCCATTTCTTCCGGCTCGTCGTCTGTAGGCTCATCCTCATCCTCGTCATCCTCCGTATCATCCTCTTCTGAGGAGTCTGGTACATAATCAGAGTCAGGGTCTCCTTTGACCCACGCATCTTCCCCGACGCGCGTGAAACCAAGATCTACCTCATCATCCATACCCAACCACTCGGCTACTGAATCATCATCAACCTCATAACTTTCATCTTCATACCTGTGAATGAGGCGGCCCTGCTCATCCTCTTCCGAATCTGCGCTTAGATAACGTATAGTATATACTGGACCTTCTGCCGAAGAAAAGATCTTCGCCAGAAGAGCCTTGGGTTTCTTCTGACCCACATTGGTCCAGACACGCACAAGACTCATTGAGAGTTTCTAATAAATCTTTTTTAAGCCATTTTACGCACCTGACCCTTGTTCTTGCGAGTTGCGCGGATGGGCTTGCCGAGAATTTAGTTCAGGGAAGCGATCAGGCGAGCCAGGGGGCTCTTCTTCTTGCGAGCCACGCCCTTGTTCTTGCGGACCTTGCGCAGGCCCTCCTTACGCACGTACTTCTTGGGGCCTCCTGGCTTGGGTGGGCGGCCGCGCTTTACTGGGGTGCGGAACATACCGCGCAGGCCATAGACGTTCACACGGGGAGAGCGGGCCGCGCCGCGATTCGCACGGGGCTTGCGAACAGCCACCTTGCGGATCTTGGTGGGAACGCGCGCCGTAGAGTTAGAAACGACACGGACGCCGCCGCCTGGGCTCTTCACATAGTGAGCCTTGGGGTTGTAGAGCTTCTTGCCGCCGTCCGTCACAGCGACATACTTGCCATCGGCAGTCATGTGGATAACGCGACGCTTAGAATTTAGGAACTTAGTTGGGTGGTGGGGGACTGCTTTACGGCCTACCATTTGGTACTATTACTAGATAAAAAAAATATAGGAACATTCATTATGAGCCTGACCATAATCACGGCGCACTGGAAAGAAGACCTGACCTGGCTAAAAAACGCAGATGTTCCTGTAGTTCTGATAGATAAGGAGGGGGCAGAACCCAGCCCCTTTGTGCCGCAGCATACTATCCCCAACTATGGCCTAGAAGCAAGTTCTTACCTCAAGTACATTGTGGAGAACTATGAAAACCTTCCTGACCATGTGGCTTTTATTCACGGCCACGAGACGAGCGTTCACCAAAACCACGACCGTCCACTCCTGGAGGTTTCGCGGAGCCAACATTCAAAAATACGACTTTATTCCTATAGATAATTCACTTCATCCTACAGATTTTACAGATATATTGAATACTGATGCAAAAGTCTATAGTCTTTTTGATGATCTCGAGATTCCTGCGAATAAACCGCGTCATAACTCACCCCTTATATTTGAACTCGGTGCCCAATTCATAGTAGGGAAAAATAGGATTCTAAGAAATCCTAAAGAACTTTATGAAAAGTGGCTCAATAAATTAAACACCCCAGACTTTTCCAAGGAGGGCGCGGTTATTTTCGAGCATTTATGGCACGTAATTTTCGGTGAACCGTTTACACTCATTGCTAAGAAGGACTGGTTTCTATTCGACTGGACTCCTAAACTTGTGCAGGTTCTTGATGGCGGCAATCTCAAGTTTATTTAGCAAAACTTCCACTTGTGTCCACAGGCCTTGCAGGTTGCATACGTCGTCATAGGCTCATCGGCAGAACGCGTTTGCAGCTGGTAGTAGGTCGTCTTGAGGCTCTTGCATTTACCGCACTTGAGCAGGCCTTCATAACCTTCATCTTGTTTTCTGCGCTCCTCCATCATCATGTCATTCTTGCGATTCACAAACTGCGCTTTTGACCAAGGGCCGTCTGGCCAGAGAACCTCGGCAGATGTATCAACCAACTCAGACGACTTGAGCTCCTTAGCGAATATGCGGTGCTGGAGCTGTGGCTGAAGCCCTAGACCCAGGCTCACATGACCGTCCGGGCCTACTTTCAGGTCGCAGGTTACCCATTTTGGGTCTCTCTTGAGCTCGGCCAATAAATGTACGGCTTTGTTCTTGTACCGCGCTCTTAACCAGCGATTCTCAAACGAAACCGCCTGTTTCGTCTTTTTCGTCTCTGCTATAGCCCAATCCCATATGGACTTTTCTATATTTCGGGCGTAGGGGCGGTCAGGGACAATTGATGCGAATGAGGCGCGGACGTGCGTACGAAGAATTTCAGCCATTTTGGAATTTAAGACGAGCGAGTCTTATTCTAAGACACTGAACCCTTTTTTTTGAGCTTGAGGGCCGCCTCCAGCTTTGACTCGGCACGTTTAAGTGGCTTTGTTCTGACGAGAGCAAGCCCCGAACCATCACCTTCTACAGGCGCGGAGCCAGCACGAGTTCTTGACTCGAACTCATGCACCAAGTGTGTATCCCCTGGTTCGTGTACCCACGGAGCCTTGTTCGCACATTTTCTAAATTCTTCTATTGTTAATGGTCCTCCAAATATTTTTAAACATTCTCTTTTTGGAGCAGTGAAGCATTGTACAGACTTTCCAAAAACATGCTTTCGATAAAGAGCCATGAAAGATAGAATTTCTCCGTAGCGAGGTCCTGACCTTTCGATGATCCATGCCTTGGCACATTCGAAAGAACAAAACCGCCCTTTAGTCGTAAAGTGTTTCCGGCGGTCATCATATTTGTAAGGAGCGTGAACTTCAGGGCCTTCCCACGGATGACAGCACCACCAGCAGTGGAGGGGAATCGACTCGGCCATTAAAGAATATCTTAGCAGGAATAATTAGAATGCTTTTAAGTATCGATGTAGGAATCAAAAACTTGGCCATGTGTCTCATAGATCCTAAAACAAAAAAAATTAAAAGTTGGGACGTGGATGGCGTGCCGCCCAACCACTCGGATGGCCTCTACCTCAGTCTCATAAAACATCTTGAAACAAAAACATGGATCTCAGAGTCGACCCAAGTCCTTATCGAAAAACAGCCCGACCGTAACAAGGGTATGAAGTCCGTGGAACACCTGCTTCACGCCTATCTCTTGACCAAGGATCCCAAGCGCGAAGTGATCATCTGGGACGCGCGCTTTAAGATTCCTGATGTGGCGGGACCAGGGAAGACCAAGTACGCGCAGCGCAAGGCAACGAGCATAGAGCGCGCTCGGAAGTTTATAAAGGAGACGAATACAGAGTGGGTGGAATTCTTCGACAAGCACAAAAAGAAGGATGACTTGGCCGATACCGTGATGCAGGCCTTGTCCTTCATCAACAGGGATGCCCCCAAGACCAAGCCCAAGGAGACCCGAAAGCAAGTGGCACGCAAGCCGACTGAGAACCAGAAGCGGACCAAGTACTCCAAGGCCAACCTGGCCTACATCATCAAGAATAAATTGCCCCAAGATGCCCGATTCAAAAAAGATCTGGCTCGGTACTATAAAACTCTGGATGAGTTGATCAAAGAGTTTAATTTATAAAAACAAAAAACAATAAAAATATAATGTTTGTAAAAATTTCAAAACCCATGTATGATCGGGAAGGACGGAAATACATGGAGTTTGACATGGGTCACGGAGACCTTCGGACTGTGAAGGTCCCATGGCGGTACAATCGGGTCATGAATGTAAAAATAACTGGAATCAGGCCTATTCAAGACATGCGCATGGGTGAGTCATGCGAGGTCGAGATGATTCGGAAGGTTTGGGATGGTCAGGTCTACTGGATACTTTCTGCTATAAAGCCAATCTAGTCCTTTGTCTTCATGGAGGTGCCTTCAAGCCCTGATATTAAAAAATTGTTAACCGTTAGACCTGTTGAGAATGCGTTGGGTATACGCCCACCATCTTTCAAAGTTTGGCAGGATGGCTCACAAAAGGGCACGATTCGTGTTCCCAGGTTTTACCAGGACGGCGGAAGTCCACCCCCAGGGACCGAAGGGTCCCCCGCTAATATTAATTTTACTGGGAGTCTGCGAGCTCATCAAGTCGAAGCTGTCAAAAAAGGAGTAGAAGCAGGGAACGGAGTTCTTTCTCTTGATGTAGGATTGGGCAAATGCCTTGGCAGGGACACCCCCGTACTTATGTACAACGGAAGTATCAAAATGGTACAAGATATAGTCCAGGGAGAATTATTAATGGGGGATGATTCAGGACCTCGGCGAGTTTTATCAACATGCACTGGCCGGGAGAATATGTATAAAGTCGTCCCTGTAAAAGGGGAACCTTACATCGTTAATGAGTCCCATATACTTTCTCTAAAAAAGAGCACGAACAAAAAAAACCAGAATGGACAGGTGGTCGATATTTGTGTAAAGGATTATCTCAAGATGTCTCCAGGACCAAGAGCGGATCTCAAGGGGTGGAGGGTTCCTGTCACTTTTCCGAGTCGCGAGGTTCCCCTAGATCCGTATATGTTAGGATATTGGCTCGGTGATGGCGCCTCCCGGGCCGCGGTCATATCGAGTCAGGAATCGCCAGTCCTTCACTATTTCCACAAAAATTTGGGCAAGTATGGGCTTTACCTCAACTATACATCTCAATATGACTACAGAATCGTAGACTCAAAACGGCCCAACTTCTTCTTCAAGACATTAAGAGACTTGAATCTCATACAGAATAAACACATTCCTGAAATTTACAAGTGCAATTCTCGCGATATTCAGCTTCAGGTACTTGCGGGCCTTATTGATGCTGACGGGTCTATAGTTGATTGTGGCGCTGGATGGGACATAACCCAGAAGAATGAAAAATTGTTTGACGATTTGTTATACTTGTGCAGATCTTTAGGGTTTGCTTGTTACAAGAAAAAATGCGAAAAAACATGTACTAATGCACCCGGAGGACCGAAAAAGGGGACATATTTTAGATGCTGTATTTCTGGTGAAGGCGTCGAGGAGGTTCCGTGCAAGGTAAAGCGAAAAAAGGCAGAGCCGAGAATTCAGAAAAAGAATGTTCTACTTACTGGTATAAAACTCGAGCCACTTGGAATAGATGATTACTTTGGTTTTGAAATTGATGGAAATAAACGTTTTATTCTTGGGGATTTCACGGTGACGCACAACACCGTCTGTGCCTTGGCGCTCGCATCCGAGTTCAAGCGTCGTACCCTGATCATAGTCCACAAGGGATTCTTGGCCGACCAGTGGATCGAGCGCATTCAGCAATTTTGCCCGGGCGCAACCATAGGACGAGTTCAGCAGGATGAGTTCAGTATCAATAATGACTTTGTTATCGCTATGATTCAGACTCTGTGCCAACGGCCGTTTGCCCCAGGTGCCTTCAAGTCCTTCGGAATGCTGATAGTTGATGAAGCGCACCATATAGCCGCTCAGGCCTTTTCACAGGCCATGTTCCTCATGGCTCCGAGATATACCCTTGGGCTTACGGCCACTCCAGAGCGCAAGGATGGCCTGACCCGCCTCTTGTACTGGTTCATGGGCCCAGAGTTTTTCAGACTCGCGCGGACCCAGCAGACGCAGGTCACGGCACACCGCGTGCCCTTCACATGTAAGGAATTCCTAGAGGCACCGCCCGTCACGCGTTTTGGGAAGATGGACTTTTCAGGAGTTGTAACAAAGTTGAGCCAGATTCCAGAAAGAAATAAACTTTTAAAAGAAATTGTTTTGAAAAGTCCAGGCCAACATATACTTTTGCTGACGGATCGGAGAGAACATGCTTTTTGGCTCAAAGAAAATTTACCAAATTCAGCCTTGTATATTGGAGGTCTGGATCAAAAGGCACTTGACGAGGCAGCAAAGGCCCGAATAGTCATAGGGACTTTTAGTCTGGCTCAAGAGGGTTTGGATATCCCAACCCTTGATACTGTATTTTTAGCAACTCCGCACTCAGACGTGAAGCAGGCCATAGGTCGTATCCTACGTGGTGCTTCGCGTCCGGTTATATGGGATATTGTGGACTCGTGGTCTGTCCTGTATTCTATGTGGCGCAAGAGACTTGCGACCTACAGGGAATTGGGAATAGTTGTTGAGGGCGAAGAGAAGGCCCGTGACATGGCGGTCGTCAAGGGGAAGTGCCTGATCTGAGTTCTACATAGAATCCATAAGAGCAAGGAGAAAGACGCCGAGAACAAAAAACATAACCAAGTAATTACACTCGGTCCTATCTGGTCCTGGGCGCACTGGCGGCGCTGAGGGAACAGGAGCCCTGAGGATCAGTGGCTCATCCCACTCTCCGAGGGGGGCCATACAAATGGCCATCTGTTACTATCTAGATAGAAATTTCTTTCTTACTAGATTTGCGTCCCTTTTTGGAGGTTGGCTTCATAGAAACTTCGCGGACCTCGTCCCCTCCGGCGTCACTGACCACGTCGGAGAGTTCGTCCACCTGTGGAGGAGGAGCCGAAGAAGGAGGGCCCATCATTCCCATCAGAGAACTAAAGTCCATACCTGGTCCGCGCATCTCGCCGCGGAGTCCTGGGCGCGGCGGGCCTCCCGTTGAAATGGGCTGCTGGGCCCTCTGGACTGCCTCCATCATATCACGCTGGAGATTGGGGTTCTGGCTCATCACCTGAGAGACATTCACAGCCTGCTTGAACATCGAGTTGGTCAGGTGGAACATCATCGCAGAACCGCCAACCATCATGATGAGCTTAATCTCTGGGGCGACCTCAATCTTATTCTTGTACTTGTTGTGTAGATCCTCAAACACGCCATCGTAGTCATCCGTCTGCTCCATCATATTCTCGGACCAGCCATCAAGCTGCAGGTCGAAAGGGTCAAACTTCTTGTTCAGGAACTCAAGACCAGTCACGGTCGCAATCAGCATCCGCTTCTGAAACTTGATGGAGCGGTCGACCTCGATAGAGTAGGTCATCCGCTTGTACTCTGTGCGGATCTCCTCGATGCTTGAGTAAGAATTAAGGCGACCATTCCCCTGAATTCCTTTCTTAATTAAACGGCTAATCTTGTTCAGAAGGTCAGCCTTCTCATCCTCAATGGTTTTGTAGCCTTCTGAGGGTACCTCGCCGCCACTCCCGTACTGCTGCGCTCCCTGCTGGTCTTCCTCATCGCACTCCTCTCCGCCGTCATACTCCTCTGCAGGAGGGGCGGATTGTGCGAAGCGCTTATCCTGGTTAATGAAATCGTCGAGCCCAGCATCCTCGGGAATAGGTGCAGACGGCCGTGGGCCCATTCGGGGAACTGTTCGCACGGGTTTGGCCCGAGCCGCCTTCTTCTCCGGCCGGGCAAAAGATATCTCATCCATCAGGGCAGCCTCATCATCGTTAAAATCCAGGCCAGACTCTTCAGGGTTAATCGAGAGCATGTTCTAAGACCTTTATAGAAATGAAAGTCGTACCTTTAACGCAGACGAAAAAAAAACTTTGTTGAAAGTAAATGATGCCTATCAAGTTGAAGACGGTTGTTCACCTGGTCATCATTGGCCTGCTCCTACTGATTATATTCCGCCTGTATTCTCGGCCCAGCACCTTCATCCTTCGCCCCAGCGAGATGGTGACGACGGGCACGGGTATCCCACCTTCGGCCCTTTTTGACATGAACCCAAACCTGAACTGTGTCCCAGGCCCAGCAAAGAACGCCTCGTACTATACCCGCGGCCTGACGCCAGGTGGTCTGTGTGGGGACGGCGACTGGGTCCATGATCAGCAGCGCAAGTGGAAGATTGAGAGCGGCATTGGAGGCTCTCTTCTCCAGAACTAGATAAAAGAGAGAATCTCTAAAAAATTAGAAAATGAAGATTGTCTTCTGCATGCCTGGGCGCACCTATTCTCGCGAGTTTCTCTTGGCCTGGTCCGACCTCTTGATGCAGGCATCCGCCAAGGGCCATCAGTGCATGATCAGCCAGCAGTACTCTTCCGTTGTCCACTTTGCACGTGCCCGTTGTCTAGGAGGAGATGTCCTCAAGGGTCCAGATCAGAAGCCCTTCCAGGGAAAGGTTGACTATGATGCTATGATGTGGATCGACTCTGATATGGTCTTCAAGACCGAGGACTTTTTCAACATTCTAGAGAGTCCTCACGATGTAACGGCTGGAGTATATATGATGGAGGACCTTCAGCACTTGGCCGTAGTCAAGGACTGGGACACGGAGTACTTTAGCAAGACGGGAACCTTCAAGTTTCTGAGCCCTCCTGATCTGGAGAACGAGCCCCAGTACGTACCTGTCTCTTACGCGGGTATGGGATGGATGCTTATTCGCAAGGGAGTCCTAGAGGACCTCAAGTATCCATGGTTCTGGAGTCCTCTTCAGGAGGTTGGGGGAGGGCTTCAGCCCGACGGGACCGTAGGTCCCTTGCTCGTAGACATGAGCTCGGAGGATGTGGCCCTTTGTAAGGCGATGACTGCTGCTGGTCATCAGGTCTACATCGACAAGACGCTGCGAGTCGGTCATCAAAAGAATATGATTATTTAGTAACAATGGCTCAGTACCACCTGGTATATGCCGATTCTGCATATAGGAATACGTCAGTCTACACCAACTCGAACTCGTATTCTCTTTTCCTAACTAACCCGATACGGAATATCGACCGTGTCGAGTTAGTCTCAGCATGGATAAACACAACTGGTATAAGTAATACATTTGTCTTCTTGGACATTGCGGAGTTGCGGACACCCTATCACCAGGATGCTCGTCAGCTGGCCGTCGGTAATACTAAAACTAGTTCGGGTGGGGTTGCAGGGGCGTCTTCTCTGTACTCCTTTGCCCCGATACCTCTCGATGTTCCTACTGGAGGTATAAAATACTACAAAGAATCTGCCGACTTTAAAATTGAAGGTATTTACCCATCCAGACTTGATAGTCTTTCTCGCCTAACTATAAACTGGACTGATATTTACGGAAGTTTGGCAACGGCCAATAACGTCACGGGCACGGGCTGTGTCTTGAGGGTCCATACCAGAAATGTTCCAATGGAGAAGAGCATTCTTCACGAGTTGCCTCCTCCAGTCCCTCTGGATCCAGGGCCGAATATGGCGCTTGTAGGATCTTTGCTCCTCGCAGGGCTTTTACTTATTTTATTTGTAAAGAATAGTAGAAATGAGTAACACATATCTGATTCACGTCGATACTGGCTCGGCCCAGACAGTGACGGGTCCTCAGTCATACTCGGCGAACGGAGTTCTCAACACGTACCCAGGGCAGCCCTCTGTGAACAAGATAAACGGTAATCCCTTTCAGTGCTCAGTTATTCTAGGAAATCGCCACCGACGGATCCGTTCCATCAGTCTAAAAAATGCCCAGATTCCCATAGGCTTTTACAACGTTCGGGCTCCATATAACACTATGAACGTCAACTCTATAGTATATACCGTGCCTCCAGGAAACTATTCTTCAGTAAGTTTTCTTGCGACTATTAACACAACTATCGGCAACTCGGTCGGTGTGTTCGCAACAAATTCATCCACAAACAGCGTAACTTTTACATCGGCCGGCGGCGCCGTGACCATGAATGTAACACCCCTGAGTACCCTATCTTTTCTTGGATTTACGAATGGTCAGGTTGGGTCTTTCATTGTGGGAACTAATTCATATATTGTAAATTTTGATACATATTTGAATATCTGGATAGAGAACCTGGGTCAGTCTTCCCTTGAGCCGAGCCAGATAACCTTCAAGATTCCACTCGATGTAGGGTCAGGAAGTATACGACATTGGTCAGAGCTCAGTCAGTACACTCAGAAGGTCCTAGTGACTGACCGTGGTGTCCGTCTCGATCGCCTCAATATAACAGTGCTGGATCGGTTCGGAAACATAATGAATAATAATGGTCTCGATTGGTCCTTTAGCCTAGAGATTGAGGCGGATACGTGAAAAAAAAAGAAACACTAAAAGTAAATGAGTCTGAATATAGACGGAACCTTGGGGACCAGGTATGGAACCGCCCCTCCGACCCAGATTCGGCCCTATGACTTTGGCACAGACGCGATTGAACGCCAGCGTGTGTCCCTAGGTCAAGCTATGATGGATGCTGATTTCGAGTATGGCCTGCAGGCAACCAAGTGGCAGTCCTATGTGGATATTCGCAAGTTTCCATCCTTTTTCGAAGTTCCTGGTACTGACTTCACCTTTAGCAACATAGTTTCTGATGGAGCATCTCCATGTTCAAATATAACCATTTATTATTCAAATGTTGTTCAGGGTTCAACACAGACGATCCCCCCAGTGGGCGCGTTTATTTCCATGTTCGGCTTGACTCAGTCGAGAACGGCACTGGCTGATCGGGCCGAGGGTTACTTTATTGTGGCGAGTAGCAATTCTGGGGGGGCGCCTGGCTCCTTAGGGACTCTTTACTCGAACACCGCCAACTACATAGCCAAGTCGTGGGTCCCTGCTGGAAATATTCAGTCAAACTTTAGTTTTTCACGCAGGGCCAACGTGTACAACTCCGGGACATGTGTGGTCCCTTCTCCAACCATCTTTTCTGACGGATCTTCAAACCTTCAGGTTTTTACAAGTAACGCACACGGGCTCCTTCCGGGAATGCCTCTCACGGCAAACTGTTCGGCCGCGGCTGTTCAGGGAGGGAGCAACCTCTCGGGCGTGCTTTACGTAAGCAACGTGACGAGCGCAAACTCTTTCAATATTGTGGCAAATGCCCTCACGTTCGGCCCGCAAGGTAGCCTGTTGAGCAACTACACCAACCTGTCCAGTTCGAACACGACGCTCTACATAGCTCAGTTCGGGAGCCAGCAGCATCGCCCCTATGACGGCGGAGTTCTTTTGAGCACTCTGAGTCCAGCGCACGGATCTACAGTTATCCGTCAGTCCAAGAAGGCTTTTAGGTATCAGTCTGGAAAGGGTATCCTGTTCTCGTCTGGAACTCTCTTCTGCCCGCAGTTAGACATAGCTTCTATTAATGTCTTTGGAATTACTCAGGCCACCACAGGCGGGCCATATAATACCACTACTCAGCCTCTATCACTGCAAGTATCTTCTTCGACTGGATTTGCTGTTGGACAGACTATAGCAAGTTATCTTGGCCCTAATCTAGGAACTGTGACTGTAAACGCCATTCCAGACGCCACCCACATAAACATAAACTGGACAAATACAAACCAGCAGGCGAATATACCTATAGGCACGCTCATAACGGTTCTGCCCGCTGGTTCAAACATTCAGATAGTGACGGATATTATTCACGGTATTCCGCAACCAGGAGCGACAGCCATCATCCGCAACTTTACTACTACTCAATATAACGGAACTTATACAATCACAGGAGTAATTGATTCTCGGACCGTCAATGTTCAGTCTCAGACGGCGCTCACATCAACACTATACAATCTTGGAGATCAGCCGCGCCTTGTGGTACAGGGTTGGCACGGAGCAAGCGTTCGTGCGGGGTGCTTTGAGGATCCCAACGGCCTGTTCTGGGAATACGACGGCCAGACACTCGCGGTTGTCCGCCGCCAGTCCACCTTTGCGACGGCTGGCTATGTCACGGTCACTCCACAGAGCCAGACTCTTTTGGGAACCTTGGTTCCTGGAGTGACAGGTGCAATAACTCTAACTGGCGATGGGGCGGCGCAGACTAGTGCCATCAACCCTGGAGATACTCAGACAGTTATAACACTTACAAAATCGTCAGGAACCTATATCCATACTGTTCAGCAGTCTATGCAAAACTATATTCAAGGGCTCGGCCAGGTCTGGGTCGTTGGCCAGGTTGATTATAACCAAATCACCATAGGATTCATGCCGACGACATATGCTATAGGTGCATTCACTCCTCCTTTGCTCAACTGGACCCTCCCCACGACTCGGTTTCAGGATCAACTCAAGGTGAATGATCGTTTCACTATTCGTGGTATGGTTCACCAAGTGACCTCCATCCAGGGCCAGGGTGTGCTCACATTTAATCCTCCGTACCGAGGGACCTCGTCTATCACGGCCGCCACGCCCGTCAAGTGCTGCAAGATCAAGGAACTCCGAGTGCCCCAGGCCCAGTTTAACCGCGACACCATCGATGGCCGAGGTCCCTCTGGTTACAAGGTCGACCTGAGTCGTCAGCAGATGATTGGCATTCAGTACACGTGGTATGGTGCTGGTTTCGTAGACTTTATGATCCGTGGTCCGGATGGAAACTGGCTTATGGTTCACCGTATTAAGAACAACAATGTGAATGACGAGGCCTATATGCGTTCTGGAAACTTGCCCGTTCGTTACGAGCTTAGCGTGGAGAGCCGAGGGGCCGTGACGAGTCTACTTTCAAATCTGAACACATCATCAACTATCATATCAGTTAATGATCCTACGACCTATTTCCCTTCAAGTAATGCCGTCCTTCTCATAGACAATGAGCTCATCAGCTACACAAGTACCAATATCAATTGTTTCCTCGGCTGTACCCGCGCAGCGCCTCTAAACTACAATATAAGCGACACCGCCAGGACATTCACTGGGCAAGCGGCTACGACGCATCTGGCCAATACTTCTGTTAACCTTATAAGCTGTACGGCTACTCCAACTCTGACTCACTGGGGATCATCATTCTTGACCGACGGAGGATTTGACTCGGAACGCGGATACTACTTTAACTTTTCGAATACTAATATGAATTTTACTACATCTACCCCAGGGCAGGTGGGTAATGCGCTCAACGCCTTTGCCATCCGCCTAGCACCTTCGGTCACAAACGGACTTGTGGGAGATATCGGTACCAAGGAACTCATCAACAGGGCCCAGCTTCTTCTGCAGCGCCTCGAAGCAACTTCACCCTTCAATATGCAGGTTATAGGATATCTCAATCCAACTGGCGTTGTTTTTAATCCAGCCAACTGGGTAAATATAAATAATATTACAAATGGAACCCAGCCGAGTTTCGCGCAGTACTATCCAGGGAACTTGCTCTATAATCAGACGCCTCAGCCTGGAGAACGCATCTTCCAGACAATCGTGCAGGCTGCGAATCAAAACAATCTCGATCTCACTGGAATCAAGGAATTAACAAATGGGTGTATCGGAGGAAATCAGTGCTTCCCGGACGGACCTGACGTCTTGCTGATTTATGCTTCGGCTCTACAGGCTCCCACGACTGGTAATTTTCCACAGACGGCCCAAATCAACCTCTTCTGGACTGAGGCACAAGCCTAAACTTAAAAATATACATAAACAATAGATGTGTGATAGCATAGCCAATGGGCCAGCTCCGTACATGATCACGATTAATAATCAAGGATCAAGTACTCCGCCGGCAAATGTGACTATCACAAATAACGTCCTATCGACAACAGGTAACGTCATCGCTGGTAATATAATCAGCGTGGACGGTACATTTACAGGAAACTTATACGTCAAGGGAACTCTTGTTGGAAATTTTCCAATCAGTATCCTAAACGCATCTATAGTAAATACAGCATCTTTATTCGCCTCTCTTGCGAATTTAACAACTCTTAATGTTGCAAACATCTACACCACAAATATTGTAGGGTTTGTAGGATCGCAGTGGACAGGGACGACGGCTCTGACCTTCCCTGGTTTTGTTGGCGTCGGATCAACGGCCGCGCCTACAGCCAACCTTATGGTCACTGGAAATATTTACGCAAGTAACTCCGTAACCACCGCATGTTTATTCGCTACAAATTTGATAGTATCATCCATAAGTATCCCTACATCGACAGCTACACCCGGATATGTTTTATCGACTACGGGGACGGCAGTAGCATGGGTTTCTCCTAATTCAGGCCCCCAAGGAGCAACGGGAGCCCAGGGACTCACTGGCCCCCAAGGAGCAACGGGAGCCCAAGGACTC